CTCCACTAATCGGAGGAACTGTTAAAACTTTGTGCATGAGTATGCTATCAGAGAAACTACTTAAACAGGTGATCCTAATTTTGTTAGAGAGACTTGTTAAGTCTACTGACAACACCTTAGACGACCAAATACTTGCAGAATATAAGAAACACATGTAACCAGAGGTAACCATGAAAGAACACACACTACACCTTTTAATGCTCTGCTTATTTTCCATATTTATGTATGGAGCAGTAATGCAGGGTACTGCACATGGAAAAGATAAGATTAAGTTCTCTACTGAAAAGGTGAGAGCCATGTGGTACATGTGCTCCACCCAGTTTCAAATGGTTGCACCTAATATACCTCAAATAGAACGAGTTAGGTTGTGTGACTGCTACGTGGATCACATGAGAAGTACGTTCACTCCTGAACAGGTGATTGCACTTACCCCAGAACAATCTAGAGAACTAGGAATGAAAATGAACATCATTTGTCCAACTGAACAGCCTTTTAGTTTCAAAGGAGGTACATAATGGGAGTATCATCTGCCAACTTTAGTAGCAAGGAGTTATCATGCTCCTGTTGTGGAAAGAATGAATTCAATAAGGAAACACTAGTAGCCCTACAGAGACTCAGGGATACCATAGGTAAACCAATCTCCTTGAGTTCAGCGTATCGCTGTCCTACCCATAATGATAGTATTAGTTCCACAGGAACAGATGGGCCACACACTACTGGTAAAGCTGTAGACATAGTATGTAGTGGTAAGTTTGCTCATGAGATACTGGGTATTGTCATGATACGCTCTAGTATCTGGAAAGGCATTGGTATTAGCCAAAAAGGAAAACACAAGTCCAGATTTATTCACCTTGACACAATCGACTCAGACATGAGGCCGTGGGTATGGAGCTACTAAAGATTACTTTGGTATCAATAGTGATACTTATGTTGACCTCCTGTTCAACTACAACTTTAAATAGGTTAGGTTATTGGGAGAATAGCTACACTAAGAGTGCTTCATTCTGGCAATGTGTGGAGATCTTTTCACCTCATTCAAATAAGGACTGCTAATGAGTAAAGCACCACAAGATACCTTAGAAAACCTACACTCTCAGGTAGCACAAGAGTTACTCCAAAGGATAATTAGTGGGGAAGCATCTAGTGCAGACATGAGTAATGCAATCAAGTTTCTAAAGGATAATGGAATAGAAGGTCTACCCATGCAAGATAGCCCACTTGGAAATCTTGTTAATGTACTTCCCTTTCCTTCAAAAGAAAGCTTACAGAACTAAACAGTATACCTAAGTCATTTTCTTTCGTTACAGAGCGATCTGAGCATCCTATGAGGTAATCTAATGTACACACCACAAGTAGAATTAATAAAAGACTTCCGTAACTTCCTATTTGTGGTATGGGAACATCTAGGTCTACCAGAGCCAACTCCTGTTCAATACGACATAGCTCAGTACCTACAGGATGAGGACGAAAAGAGGATCGTAATAGAAGCCTTTCGTGGTGTAGGTAAGAGTTATATCACAAGTGCATACGCATGTCACCAGCTACTACTTAACCCTGAAGTTAAGATACTAGTTGTGTCAGCTTCCAAAATTAGAGCAGATGACTTCTCCACTTTTACCATGCGGCTCATCTCAGAAATGATGCTGCTACAGCACTTGATGCCGAAAGGTTCACAGAGACAATCCAAGATTAGCTTCGATGTTGGGCCAGCTAAAGCCTCACATAGTCCATCCGTTAAGTCCGCAGGTATCACAGGTCAACTTGCCGGAAGTCGTGCTGACATAATCATTGCTGATGATGTGGAGATCCCTAATAACTCCATGACTCAGACCATGAGAGACAAAATTAGTGAAGCAGTAAAGGAGTTTGATGCAATTCTTAAACCTGATGGAAGAGTTATTTACTTGGGGACTCCCCAAACCGAGATGTCCCTCTATGAAACCTTACCGGAGCGTGGGTATAAACCCCTGATTTGGCCCTCTAGGATACCTAAGAACCCCCATAAGTACGCAGGAAGACTTGCTCCTATTGTACTACAGAAGATTGAGGAAGGAGAAAAAGAGGGGGTTCCACTTGATCCACTTAGGTTTGACGACCTAGACCTAACCGAGAGGGAACTCTCCTATGGACGCTCTGGCTTTGCACTACAGTTCATGCTGGACACAGCTTTGTCTGATGCAGATAGATACCCACTAAAACTGGAAGACCTAATCGTCATGGACATAGATAATGACAAAGCTCCAGAGAAAGTGGTGTGGGGAAGAGCTAAAGAAAGAATCATTGATATACCCAACGTAGGACTTCCGGGCGATTATTTCTACCCTCCTATGCAAATAGTGGGCCAATATATTAACTATACTGGGTCAGTCTTGGCTATAGACCCAAGTGGGCGAGGTAAAGATGAAACTGCCTATGCTGTAGTTAAAATGCTTAATGGTATCTTGTATGTCATAGATTTTGGTGGGATAACAGGGGGATACTCTAGTGAAACCCTACAAGCCTTGAGTGTGATAGCTAGAAAATACTTGGTTAACCAAGTGTTGATTGAATCTAACTTCGGTGACGGAATGTTCTCTGAACTTCTGAAACCCACACTCACTAAAGTGTACCCTTGTACAATAGAAGAGGTTCGACACAGTATCCAGAAAGAAAAAAGAATAATTGACACTCTAGAACCAGTAATGAATCAACATAGACTCGTTATTGACCGGAAAGCACTAGAGAAGGACTACCAGTCCGTTCAACACTACCCGCCCGAGTCACAAAGTCGATATATGCTTGCTCATCAGATGACGAGGATCACTAAAGAGAAAGGTGCTCTCGTTCATGACGATAGACTTGACGTTTTAAGTATGGCTGTCAGCTATTGGGTAGAACAAATGGCTGCTGATGCTGATGTCAGTATAAAAGATAGAAAAAGTGAGCTTCTCGACATGGAACTTGAGAAGTTCTTGGATAATGCTATTTTTCCTTTGGGAACTGTTGTAGAACCTAAGTATCATAACTGGATACCTTAAATATTTGGTACACATGTGTTAATACTAGGTATATGTTTTGTGTGTGTGTGTTACATATACTTACACATGTGTACCACTTATATACACGGGTAATTTGAGGAAAAAATGGGAGACCTAATAGCGATATGGCTGCTACGAAAGTCCCCCATGCTCATTTTTTTTGTGTGTACATGCGAACCACTTTTATTAGCCTGTACTAACATTTGAAACATGTGTATGCTCACGTAAAAACTTAGTGCATGGGTACTACATTTGTTAGCATGTGCTAACCTTTGTAATTAGTATGTACTAACTTTGTTTGTTCGCACATGCAAACATTTGTAGTTAGTGAGTAATACATTTGTATGTACGCATGTGCTACCTTTGTTTGTTAGTGTATGCTTATCTATTTTTTTTTGGTATTGACATTATATTAATAGTGTGCTATTTTTTCTCTTTTGATTCCTACCTTAGTTTTACAGTAGAATAAACAGCGTAAAAACACACTATATTTAAAAGTATAAAATGTAGACACTCGCAAAGCTAGTATTTGCAAGGGATCACAAAGGGTGTTGACATTATTGTAAAATTATGGTCTAATAGTAGCAGATTAAATAAAGGCTCCCTGAACTAAGTTCACACTCTAATATTTAATCGATTTGACATTTTATTAAATTTGTGTTTATAATAGAGGTAGAAAAAATAGATTACAGAGTTTAGAAAGTTAGCAACAGATTGCAACGGCTCTCGGAAGAGACGCACTAGCTAATAAGTATAAACTAATTTTTTCTAACTTAAATTTAACATTAAATAAATACAATGTTATGGAATACGAGCAAATAGCAAGCGGTATCAGTATTAGTCCGCTAGAAATGGTAGATCATACGGAATTTGATGATTTACTTGATTGTAATAATGAATGTATAGACAATTCAGAGTCAAACGAGATTGTGTTCGGCTTGGATTGGTAACCTATAATATAATGGAGATTAGTCTATGATTATAATTGATGGTAAGAGGTACAAGGTCGCTGATCTTGCATCTACAGGTAGGCCACAAATGGCTAGCGTATGGAATCATCGGCCTGAGTGTCGGAATCCTAAAATAGAGGCTAATTATAAAGCTAGGCAAGCAATAGAACGCAAAGCGGGAGGCTCTAAGCCTTCCATCAATGCGATTTGACATTCTATTAAAAGTATGTCATAATGTAACTACATTAGATTTAGCAAGGCTGTCTAATGTGGCTCTATCTAAAAGCCTTGTATAATCTCAAACGGAGAAATCGTAATGAGATATGTAAAATCAGTAATAGCAACTCATGGTCAGGATGTTGTATCATTAGATATGCAACCCGGACAATGGATTGAAGTTGGCAACTCAGGATTTACTGAGGCCAAAGGTGTCTACATGGGTAAAGTAGACTCAACAGAAGAACACATTTTT